CTATACATTGAAGCAATTAATACTGAAGTGGCTGAATGATAATATTTCGTAATTTAAAATGGAAAAACTTACTAAGCACTGGCAATTATTACACAGAAGTAAATCTGTCTAATAATAGCAATACGCTGGTTGTTGGTGAAAATGGTTCAGGTAAAAGCACAATGCTTGATGCGTTGTGTTTTGCCTTGTTTGGCAAACCATTTCGGTCAATTAATAAACCACAACTTATAAACAGTATCAACAATAAAGATTGTGTTGTTGAGGTCACCTTTGACACAAACAATAAAGCTTATCGCATTGTTCGTGGCATTAAACCTAACATCTTTGAAATCTATTGTAACAATGAGTTAATAAACCAAGAAGCGGCAAGCAGAGATTATCAGGAGTTCTTAGAGAAGTTTATTCTAAAGCTAAACTATAAATCATTTACGCAGATTGTTATTCTTGGTTCGGCATCATTTACTCCATTCATGCAGCTATCGGCATCTGACCGCAGAGCTATCATTGAAGATTTGTTGGACATTCAAATCTTTTCTACCATGAATACGATATTAAAAGAGAAGTTATCTGGTAACAAAGATTTCATCTCAGACAAAAAACATAACATTGATTTGATACAACAGAAATATGATTTACAGAAAAAACACATTGAAGAACTCAAACAAAACAATGATGATAAGGTAAAAGAATATGAGAGTGAGATTCAAAGTCATGGCGAAACCATATCCACCTTATCATCAAATGTTGAAGTTCTTGCAGCCGAAGTTCAATCGCTTCATGCCATTGTGGAAGCTAAAATTGAAACTGAAGCTAAGGTCAAGAAGATTACAAAGATTGAATCGCAAATTGAAAGCAACTTATCCAAATTTCGCAAGGATATCAGTTTCTTTCAATCGCATGATGATTGTCCAACATGCAGGCAAACCATCGCCATGGAATTTAAAGAAGAAGAACTTGGCAATCTTTCCACTAGAGTTACGGAATGCGAACACGGCCTTCAACAGCTAGAAGAAAAACTAAATGCAGAACAAGAAAAGTTAAATGATATTGCCAACAAACAAAGGCAGTTGAATGAAAAGCAAGTTCAAATTGCCACACTTAACACAACGATTACTGAAACAAATAAAATGATTGCTCGTTTAACCAAATTGGCCAACGAGTTAAAAGAATCTAAGTCGGTAACTGATTTAGAAGAACAAGAATTAAGTAACATAAATGTTACATTAAAAGAGCTAAAACAACATTTACATAACCTTATAGATGAGAAAACTTACCTAGAAACCGCAGGTAATCTATTAAAAGATTCTGGCATTAAAACAAAGATTGTTCGCCAATATCTACCAGTTATTAATAAATTGGTCAATAAGTATTTGGCATCCTTAGATTTCTTTGTGAACTTCAACCTAGATGAATCGTTTAAAGAAACAATTAAATCTAGGCACCGTGATGAGTTTACTTACGCTTCTTTTTCAGAAGGTGAGAAACAACGAATTGATATGGCATTGATGTTAACTTGGCGTGCCGTTGCTAAGCTAAAGAATTCATCAAACACAAATCTATTAATTTTAGATGAAACATTTGATTCTAGCCTTGATACCAACGGCACAGAAGAACTAATGAAAATTCTTCATCTGCTAGAAGGTGTAAATTTGTTTGTTATCTCACACAAAGGAGATATACTACAAGATAAATTTGCCAATGTAATTAGATTTAAGAAAGAGAAAAACTTTTCAAGGATAGTAAAATGATAACGATAAGCTCTTATATGAGTGATGATGAGAAAAGAAAAGCCACCGTTTTCAGAGAACAGATTGATGGTAAATATTATGTTTCAATGACAAATGAATTCGGTACTTCTTTTCAAACAAATTTTCAAACAGAAGAAGCTGCAGAAATATATGCTAAAGATTGGGTGATAAAAGTATGAGTGAAATTTTAACAATTGATACTGGTGCTAATTTACCTAAAACACCAGACATTACACCTTTACCTTTGTATGATGAAAACCATCCAATGCTTAAACGAAGAATTCCTGAGCATCAGGGACCAATACCAAGTCCATTGATTTCTAATTTGACCAGTCGGTTAAAGATGACTTTAAAATTATATGGTGCCATTGGCCTTTCTGCCAATCAATGTGGTGTATTTGAAAGGGTATTTGTAATTGGCACCGACCAGTTTCAAATCAGTTGTATCAACCCTAGAATTGTCCGTTCTTCGGCAGAAATGAATAGAAGTGATGAAGGTTGCTTGACTTTTCCTGGTCTTTATGTTAAACTAGACCGACCTGAGTGGGTTGAAGTAGAGTTTACAGATGACACAGGCAAACTGGTTCAGATGCGTTTAGAAGGGTTGACAGCTAGATGTTTTCAGCATGAGTTAGACCACATGAACGGCATTCGTTTTATTGATAATGTTAAACCAATGACTTTACAGATGGCAAGAAAGAAACAACAAAAGATAATGAAACAGGCAATTCGTAACCAAAAGAAAAAATAATGGCATATAGTTTTGATCCAAAAGATGATGTAGAAGCTCAATGGCAAAAATGGCAAGAGAATACGCCACTTCCTACATTAGAGTTTACCGAAGATGGGTTGCGTGAGCAGATAATTAATGACCTGCAATATGTTTCACAGATGGATGTAAAAGAATATACACTTTACCAAAAATGGTGTGAGGTGCAAGACAAGTATCCTGCTGTGATTGTAAACGATTTATGGGAAGGTGAGCAACGAGTTCTTGCAGATGAAAAGCAACGCAGAGCCATTTCTGAAATTAAATCCAATCTTTGGATACCTAATACACCTGAAGATTATTTGGCATTACAACCAGAGATGTTGTATACCAATAAAGAGAAAGACCTGCCTGAGTTATGGAATTGTATTCGTACCTTCTCATCTACAATGAAAAACAATTCAAACATTGGTCGTAACCTTAATTTTGTTATTCGTGATAAAGTAACCAAGAAGTATCTTGGTGTGAGTTGTATTTCATCTGACTTCTTAGACCTAACACCAAGAGATAAACACATTGGTTGGCCAAGAGAACTAAAAACAGAAGGCGGCATGATTAACCATACTGCGATTGGTTCTACAATTGTGCCATTACAACCACTTGGTTTTAATTATGTTGGTGGTAAATTATTGGCATTATTATGCCTTGCTGATCCTGTGCAAGAATTGTGGAAGAAGTTGTATGGTGACACACTTGTTTCAGTAACAACTACATCATTGTATGGCCGAACAAAGGCTGATGGCCTATCTCAGTATGATAACTTAGACCATTGGCAAAAGATGGGCTTCACAGCAGGTTCTGTATCATTTGAACCTGAAAAGAAAACTCGATATATGATTCGTGATTGGTTGAAAGTTAATCATACAAGAAAATACTTTGAATGGTATGTTGCGAAGAAACCAAGCGGTCAACCACATAAGCGTGACCACAAGAATCGTTCATTACAGTTTACATATAGCAAACTAAATATACCAAAGGAAATTATTCGTACCGACCATGCTCGTGGAATTTATTGGTCGCCTTTGTATGATAACTCAATTGAGTATCTAAACAAAACAATTGGTGATGAAAAGTTGGTAAAATCATTTGATACCAGTATTGAAGCACTTACAGAGATTTGGAAAACAAAACATGCCAAGCCTCGTATTAAACAACTGGTCAAAAAACAGCGCAACAACAATGATACCCTTTTCTATGATGACCTTACAGTTTTGCCTTGGGAGTCGGCAAAAGAGAAGTATCTTTGCCAAGTTGGTCGTTAAAACGCTTGACAAAGTTAAAGTATTAGTATATTATGTCCTTATGCGGTGGGTGATAGCACGATTTAAGACACCCTCTTAGATTATCTGAGCAAAGCAGAACACCGCTCCATTTTTTTTATAAAGAAATTATGTTTACATTTTTAGGTATAATCGGAGTTATTATAACGATATTGGTGGCCTTACCAGCATCATTGATTGCTTTTGCCACTTTTATTGAACAACCAATAAAAACAATTGTTAAATTATGGACAACTGTTATCATTGCGTATAAAGAGCTCTGGGAAAACATTACTAAGTAAAATCTCTTTAAGAATCAATAGCTTAGCCTGTTGTTTCTATGCAACAGGTGGTCTTGACAATCCATCTCAATACTGTTATAATGGTAGTATAAATTAGTTAAATAGGACTATACTACAATGACATTTACTGCTGAACAAAAATCTCAATTAGCCAGATTAATGGCAACCGAGAATCTCACGGTTCAACACCAAAAAATTCAAACTGCCAAATTCGACCCTAAGAATAGGGTTTTATATCTTCCTATTTGGCAAAATATGACAGGCAGTATTTACGACCTGCTCTGCGGCCACGAAGTTGGCCATGCTCTCTATACTCCCGCTGATGGTTGGCATAATACTGCCTTGGACAAATCAAAAGGGAAATTCTATAAAAACTTCCTTAATGTTGTTGAAGATGCTAGAATTGAAAAGAAGGTCAAGCGTAAATATCCTGGCCTTAATAATTCTTTTCGTAATGGTTACCAAGAATTAATCAATCGTGATTTTTTTGGTATTAAAGGTACTGATGTTAATGAGCTTAGTTTCATTGACCGCCTAAACCTTTACAGTAAATCTCAATGGACAAATACCAAGATTGAATTCTCTGCTAAAGAGGAACTCTTAGTTAAAAAAGTCCAAGCATGTGAATCTTGGGACGATGTAGTTCGTGCTACGGATGAAGTGTATGCTTATTCCAAAGATGAACAAATGGAAATGAAGCTTCAATACTTTGAAGAATTAGAAGCTATTGAAAGTGATGAATTCAACAATGAGATTGACAGCGATTACCAATTTGATGAACATGATGATGAAGAAAATTCAGCTGAAACTACTGAAGGCCAAAAAAATCAAAACGGTCAAAGTGAAGAATCAGACGAAGAAAATGAAGGTGATGGCAACGGTGAAAAGACCGATAAAGAATCCGATAACAAATCTGATGATAATAAAGGCCAAAAATCTGGTGAAAATGATTCAGGTGAAGAAACCAACAGCGATGAAAATGGCGATTCATACAATCGTTGGAAAGAATCACAATCTTCATGGCAAGACCAGTTTTCTCCATCATGTTCTACGGATGAATCTTTCCGTAGTAATGAAACTATGTTATTGGATGAAAAGTGTAAAGAGTTTTGCTATGTGAATATGTCAAAACCAATTATGAAAAACATTATTACACCTGCTAAAACGGTTCAAGCAAATCTAACCAAGTTTTATGGTGATTGTGCTAGTAAGCAATATATTAAACTTGGTTTAGCTATGGAGTTGGTAAACGATTTCAAACGCAAAAACGAAAGATATATTGGTTTACTTGCCAAAGAATTTGAAATGCGTAAGGCAGCCAAAGCATTTAGTAAATCAAAGCTTGCCGATACTGGTGATATTGATATCAATAAACTTTCATCATACAAATTTGATGACAACATTTTCCGTAAAGTGATGTTGACACCAAAAGGCAAAAGCCATGGTTTGATTTTGTTGCTAGATAAATCTGGTTCTATGTCAAGCAATATGTCTGGTTCAATTGAACAGATTTTGGTACTTGCCATGTTCTGCCGTAAAGTGAATATTCCTTTTGCTGTGTATGGTTTTGGTGATAGTGAAGAAGCTCGCATATGTGATTTGAATATGACCTCTGAGCAACGGAGAGAGTATGTCAAAATAAGTCGTGCTTCATTTACCAAAGAACTTGGGTCAGTTGAATTAGGTACAGTATTTTTGCGTGAGTATATTAATTCGCAAATGTCAAATGCTGAATTTACTGGTGCGTTAAAGAATATGTTGTTGCTGAAAAAAGCATTTGAAGTAAGCCGTCTTTCTCGTTCATATGTTCCATTGCCTGACTCTGAGTACCTTTCAAATACTCCGTTGACACAAGCTTTAGTTGCAACAGCTGAAGTGATGAAACAGTTTAAACAAAAGAACAACCTTGACTTAACAAGTTTGATTATTGTCCATGATGGTGATGCTGATTGGATTAACAGAATTCATACCACTTATGATGTGGTACAACAAAATGGTGAAACAATAACTAAACACACTAGCGAAAGAATGGACTTCAATGGTAAAAATGTTTACCTTGTTGACCGTGAGAATAAATTCCAAATGAAACTTGACGGCAATCGCCAGTCGGTTAACACCGCTATATTTAAATGGTTTGCTAAGGTGACCAATTCTAAAATATTTGGTTTCTTTATTATTTCAAATCAAAGTCCAGGCCATACTCGTCAAGCAATTAATAATAGATATTCTATTGGCGAAAATCAAACATTGGCTGATTTACATAATAAAGATTATTACCAATGGTTCAACAAACAAAAAGAATTGGTAAAACAATTCAAAACTGAAAAGTTTTTGATTTCAAAAAACGATGGTTATAATTCATTCTTCCTTATTTCTGGTGGAAATGATTTGAAAACCGAACAAGATGAAATTGAAATTGAAGGTAAATTTACCACTAAAAAATTGGCGTCAGCTTTTGCCAAAATGAACAAAAAGAAAACAGTTAATCGTGTGCTGGTTTCCAAGTTCATTGAAGGCATTGCTGCCTAAGGTGTTGTTTTTAGGCAACAGGGGCTCTTGACAAAGAGCCTTTGTTATGTTAAAATGGTAGTATTGAAACTGTGAATGGAGTTATTATACAATGACAAGTCGTGCCGAAATCAAACAAAAATTTATGGATGCTTTAGTTGCTACAGGTAAACAAACCATAAGTAAAACAGAAATTAAAGCTATTGCTGGTGAATTGGGTATTGCTTCAACTCAATTTTTTACTAAAGATGAAGCTAATCGTGTTGGTCGTGGTAAATACCGAGTGCCTACTGCTGGTGTTACGACAATTGCTTTACAAGCCCAAGTGATTCCAATGGCAAAACCAATTCAAAAATCTGAAAACAAAATTCAAAATGTCCAAACCGATTTGGATACTACTGATTTGGTTCCTAAATCATATAAAAATTATGTGCCGTTTGGCAATTTTGACGATGTGCTTTCAATTGTAACTTCAATGCGGTTCTTTCCTGTTTTCATTTCAGGCCATTCTGGTAATGGTAAGACCATGTCTATTGAACAGGCCTGTGCCAAAGCCAAACGCAAATTCGTTTGTATTTCAATGACACCTGAAACCGATGAAAGTGATTTACTTGGTAACTATGTGTTGATTGATGGTAATATGGAATGGCGTGACGGCCCCGTAACTACGGCTGCTCGTCAAGGTGCTGTGCTTTGTATTGATGAGATTGATTACGGTGCTCAAAATCTTTCCTCATTACAGCGTGTGCTTGAAGGCAAACCATTTATGCTGAAGAAAAAAGGCGAGATGATTGTACCTGCACCTGGTTTTACGGTGTTTGCTACTGCTAATACTAAAGGTAAAGGCTCTGATGATGGTCGTTATATGTTTACCAATGTGCTTAACGAAGCCTTCTTAGAAAGATTCCGCACTACAATGGAACAGGAATTTCCTCCTGTTAAGATTGAGCGTAAGATTGTTGATAAAGAATTATCTTCCGTTGGTCGTGCTGATAGTGAATTCGCCGAGAAGCTTGTTACATGGGCTGATGTAATTCGTAAAACATTTATGGATGGTGGTTGTGATGAAGTGATTTCCACTCGCCGTTTAGTCCATATTGTAGAAACCTATGGTATCTTTGGTGATAAAATGAAAGCAATTACCTTGTGTTTGAATCGCTTTGATGATGATACCAAGGCAAGTTTTGTTGACTTATATACCAAAGTTGACGCTGGTGCTTCTGCCGAAGAAATTCTGGCACCACAACCTGAACCAGAAGTTCCGGTAAATGAAAATCCTGAGGCTGAAGAAAATCAACCTTTCTAATAGTTAGTTGTTCGGCACTTGACCCGGCGAAAGTCGGGTCTTTTTTCATTTGTACCTGTCTAACGCTTGACAACAGGTTTATAATCTGATATACTAGTATCATATTTGAGAGAACGGTCGCCTCTCAAATGCTTTTTAATTTGCGACCAATTTATGGAGTTATTTGTAATGAAATCAACTAAAGCTCGTGTTCTCGCCTATTTGTCCAAAGATAGCGAATACAACACACTCACACCACAAAAAATGCAATCTGTTTTCGGTGTTGCTAATCCTTCCGCTACTATCAATGAGTTGCGTAACGAAGGTAATGCAATCTACCTGAACTCACGCATCAACGCAAATGGCGATAAAGTTTCTTTCTATCGCCTTGGTTCTCCAACCAAGCGTATGGTAGCTGCAGGTATTGCTGCTATCCGTTCACAAGGTGAGCGTGCTTTTGCCTAAAATAGTTTAGGAAAAGTAAAGAGGAAGTTATACATATAGGTGTTACTTCCTCTTTTTTATTTATGGAGTTATTATGGAAATCCAAGTCAAACTTGAAGATTTGAAAAAAAATAAATTGTTTGTGGCCACGCCAATGTATGGCGGCATGGCACACGGACTCTATATTAAGTCGTGCCTAGATTTACAAACCACCATGTCCAAATATGGTGTTGAAACTAAATTCTCTTTTTTATTTAACGAATCTCTTATTACAAGAGCTCGTAATTATCTTGTAGATGAGTTTCTCCGTTCCGATTTTACTCACCTATTGTTTATTGATAGTGACATTCATTACAACCCACAAGATGTAATTGCGATGTTGGCTTTAGAAAAAGATGTTATTGGTGGCCCCTATCCAAAGAAATCAATTAATTGGAGTAATGTGGCACAAGCGGCAAGAAATCATCCTGATTTAGAACCAAAAGAACTTGAAGCCTTGGTAGGTGAATATGTCTTTAATGTGGTTTCTGGAACAAAACAGTTTCAGGTTACAGACCCATTAGAAGTGCTAGAAATTGGCACAGGCTATATGATGGTGAAGCGTGAAGTTTTCCACAAAATGGAAAAAGAATATCCAATGATTCGTTATAAGCCAGACCATGTAGGTCAAGCAAACTTTGATGGCTCTAGGTACATTCATGCATACTTTGATACTGTAATTGATAGCAAAGGTTCAATTACTGATGGTGGTTCTGACCGCTATCTAAGTGAAGATTATATGTTCTGTCAGATGTGGCGTAAAATGGGTGGTACAATTCATTTATGTCCTTGGATGAAAACTCAGCACATCGGTACCTATGCATTTACTGGCAATATGCCTGCTGTAGCACAATACACAGGTCGTCTATGACAAGTAAGGTTGTAAAAGATTCACAAACAGCCACAACTGGTGGTCGCAAGTTTGATGGTGGTAAACTACAATATAGTTTATTACCACCGCTTGCACTTAAAGCTGTTGTTGATGTATTAACCTTTGGTGCTCAGAAGTATGAACCTGATAATTGGAAACATGTACCAGATTCCAAACGCAGGTACTTTGATGCAGCTCAAAGGCATTTGTGGGCATGGAAAGAAGGTGAACAAATTGATCCTGAATCTGGCAAACATCATCTAGCTCATGCTCTATGTTGCTTGACATTCTTATATGAACATGATATAATGTATTCTGTTGATGATAAATCTTAATTATGGAGTGATGTATGAAATTATCTAATGAAACCGTAGCAATCTTAAAGAACTTTGGTGCAATCAATCAAGGTATTCTTTTCAAACCAGGCAAAACACTTAAAACGGTGTCTAGCCATAAAAACATTCTAGCTGAAGTATCTATCAAAGAAGATATTCCTGCTGAGTTTGGTATCTATGACCTAAACAATTTTCTGTCGGTCATCTCTCTACACAAAGATGATCCGTCATTTGAGTTTGATGAGAAACAAGTTACAATCGTTGGCAACAAAGGTCGTAGCAAAATCAAATATCGCTTTACTCCATCTAATATGATTGTTACTCCACCTGAGAAACAGTTGACAATGCCTGATGCAGAAATTAAGTTTGACCTTACTGCTGAAGATTTTGATTGGGTCATGCGAGCTGCCAGCGTTCTTTCTTCACCACAAGTTGCAATTGAATCTGATGGTAAAAAAGTAAGTATTGTTACACTTGATTTACAAAATGATTCAGCACACACCGATGCTCTAGAAATTTCAGAAGG